CCCATCATCAAATATATACGGAGTTTTACGACACATACAACGACGCATGCGCAAACGTTTACGATCGGAAACGGAAGTAACATAACTTCCGTCGGAAGACGTTTAAATCGAACCCTAAAGCTGACTCTGCTTATATGGCGACTGATTGAACGCTTCGGAAACCGTAAATATCTTGCTAAAACTTGCGCTATGGACTGAATTTACCCGGTATTTTTACCCGTATTTTTTCTTCACTGCGGACAGTGAATCTGGTCAACCGAAAGCCGTTTTGTGAGGAGGGCTGACATGCATGCTTTGTGTTTAAAAGTAGGGGGGCGATGCACTTTTTTAATCGTTTAATAAAAAGACAACGGACACCGTATGGAAGTAAGCGTATGTGCTTTATTGTGACGCTTTTAACAGCTACCAATCGATGTCTGAAGGAATTTCTTCGTCGGAATCTGGACCCTCGCTTTCTACATCCGAGTAACGGCTCCTGTAGAATTGACCATCGACGCCGAGGGGCTCGACCACACATCCTTCGTCGATATATCTTTCATCTTCAGCTCTCAGCAAAGGCTGCGGTTCTTTTAAGCGTTTTTTCATTGGGACCCAGAAACAGATTCCGCATGAGCGTCTTCCGCTGTAACGTCTTCTTACGCACAGCTGTCCGATAGGGTTTCTGCACCGGAACGTATCTAGTGGTCCACTTTCGCTGTTTCCGCAGTACAAGTAACAGCAGAAATCGTCTCGACAGAACGGTCTGTAGACGTGATTTATGATAGGGAATGGCATAATTTTGTGAAGGCTGGACGGAGTGGGCCAGGTGTCCATGCGCTGCCTGACGCGCACGATCCTCTTCTGCGGGAGGTGCGGCCCCAGCTGGTCACACGACTCTAGGAATGTGAGCTCCGGCTCGGAGTTCAGTATCGAGCGTAGGTTGTTGAAGAAGTCCTCGGCATGGCTCTCCATCGAGCCGTAGATGTAGAGGGTATTCACTACTGCCGAGGAGAAGAAGTCCCCCAGCGCGTTGGCGGCCGTGTTCTCATCCATGCCGTTCGCGACGATGTTGTACAAGGTGTTCGTATACGCGCCACATATGTTAGGGAATTGGACGGGCTGCATGATGAGGGACAGGTACAGTTGTGACATTGCTCTGGGTTGTTCGGAGACTGTGTCCTGTCACGGAAGGTAGAAGGATATTGAGGACGGCTGTTAATATTAACTGAGGGAGGGGTTTGGCACGGTGCAATGGTCACTTTTTGCGTGGCCTTGCGGAAGTGCGTAATTGCGGTGAGGGGTTGGACCCGTTCCTGAATGCGATGGAACGGTGTCGGAAAGAGGAGGAGGACCGCGCGGCGCTGCTCTCCCACGAAAGGTTAAAGGAAAAAAGAGGACGACAGAAAGTATTCGAGGGTTTATTGGCAGACTCAATGCAGGGGTGGAGGTCGTTTAGTGTCGCGGCGGTGACTTTTTCCTTGGAGATCGGGGCTGGGTGATCTCTCGAGTCTTCTGTTCCCGCCGTTTCTCCTTCTTCGGGCGGTCAGTTGACTCGAAGGCGTCCCACTGCTCCTCGTCGTCGGAAGAGTCGCTTTCAGTGTGGCAGTCCACTAGGACGTCGCACGTCGAAGCAACCACCATGAAGAAAACGATGAGGCCCGTAACCCACATCATGTTGTCCGCTGGCAGTAGATGTGCGGGAACGTCCGGGAGCAGCCGGCGTTTGTCCGGGGTCTGAAAGGAGTATTGCTAAATAGTGTGCCTTGGAGGCGCCACCTGGTCTGTGTGCGTCAGCACCTCCCAAGGGAGGAGTGGGGGGATTAGCGAGTAAGATGTTTGTTGAGGATCTGTAATCTTTATTGTTTAGGTGTTGTCCCGGACTTTGGTTTATAGTGAGCAATGTCAGCGGTTGTATTGCGATAAGGTGCAATTTCGCAGCCGAGATTGCACCCGGAAGAGGGCGAAGTCTATTTGTTTTCCGTGACAAGACGGTATCGGTTGTGTACCTTGTTCCTGGGTGTGTTCTGTGTGGTGTGTATATAAAGGAGAGCTGCAAGTTGCGCAGTAGGTGATGCAGACTGAGGATACCAAACCTCGGACGGTCACCGCATACCTGATTCGAGTGAAGGGGTCTGACCAGCGGATTCTGGCGTTTCCGAGACCTAACGTTCTCGTCCCGAGCTTCCTCCTGTCCGCAGAATATCCTTCTGCGACCGTTTATCCGCCGAGGCCAGAACTCCCTGCTCGTCTTCAGGGTCTCACTCAGACCGACCTAAACGAGCTACTTGAGCTAGTTGTTGAGGAGCTTTGAGGTAAATGCCGTTCTATAATTCCGATGTTCTACCTTGGTAAGTGACGTTGACTTTTCCTTTCTTCTTCTAGCATGTCGTTCGGCGACGAGGACGAGCGCCCGGTACCCAGACTTGGATTCGAGCGATTGAGTCCCGCTGCTTTACTACCCTCTCAGAATCCTAAACGTTCTATGACTTACGACTTGTATTGTGCCTACAGTACTACTATTCCTCCTCACGATCGTCGTGTCTTGTTAACCGATATTCGTGTTTATGTGCCTGAAAGCTGTTACGGTGTTATAGAGCCTCGCTGTGTGTTTGACCCCAAGTTCTTTTTGGATGCGGGGAAAGGCTGTGTGGAGCATAATTGTCGTGACAACATTTCGATAACGTTCTTTAATCTGTCAGATTCTCCCTTTAGCTTTAGACGGGGGGATATGTTATGCAGCGTTACCTTGTTTCGGAAAGTGGTAGTTCCCGTGAAAAAAACGCTGGTCTATGAAGTAGTTCGTTAAGGTACTGACAGTTCCTTATTTGGTTAACAGGCACCGTCTCGCTCATTCGATCAACCGGATTTTGATTTGGAAGTTTCGGGAGAAGTGAAGTTGCCCAACAAGGGCTGGTTTCTTTGCCGCTTAACGGGGGACGAAAAGCGTTGTTGCTGTGCTATCCTTTAGGTATGATAGTCTCTCTGTGGCTTACTGCATATACTGTACTGAGTTGGTGGGAAGGGTTGTGGAAAAGGTACTGTGCTGAAGAAGAAAGACAGAGAGAAATCCTCGCTGAAAGCTTATTTGCGCTGATGAATGCTTTGTCGGATGTTAGTGTTCAGCTGGAACATGGAGAACGATCAGAGAGCCCTCCGAGTTCAAGAGCTGACTGATGTCTTCTGGACCGAGTACCGCTGGCTGTGGAGTGCGATTTTCCTGCTATGGCTCATGTGTATGGGCATTCTGGCTATCCTGTATCTGCTTAATTCTGATCTCACTGAGTTAGAGTCCCGACTGCCCAAATTTCAGGCGGATGCCGTTCTTTATTGCTGTAATACCAAGTCGGGAACAGCAGAATGTTCAATGTAATTATGAGTATGTAATCTGAGGAAATAAATGCGCTTTGCTTGAGCATATTTCTCGTTCTCGTTTTTGGTCTAGGTATGCCTTCGGAAAGGTGGCGGGTGGTTGAATCCCTAATGGACAGGGGCATTACCTCAACTACTCTGTGGCGAGCAGTGGATCCGGCTGAGTACGACCGATTTAAGAAGATTACGCGTAGGGGGTGGCGCGTGGAAGAGTTACTGCAAGATGCAGTTACTCACTTGCCCTGGTCTAAGACGTTGAGGCGATACCTGATAGGTTCCCGCCCCCCTAGATTCCCTGAGGGCAATCTCCTGTATCGGGTGCTGGAAGGGAATGGGTATTGCCCTAGAAGCGTTGGTACCTTGCTCCTGCGGTGGGCGGATAGATTAAGCGAGAAAAACACATTATGGATTAGTGGGACCGCTAACAGCGGTGCACGTGCTCTCACGGAGTGTATAGCTTACTTGGCTCCTGTGAGATCCAGTGCTGATTGGCGCAGACAAAACCCTTTTTGCCGTTGTTGCCCCTCCACTCTCATCTGGTGGGATCACGGGAGAGTGAGAGAAGAACATGTAGGGCTGGTGAGGCAGGTGCTATCAGGTCAGTACGTGGTTTTCCCTGAGAATGTGTGGGAGGAAGGGTTGCTGAAAGAGATGAGCAGGACCCCGGTTTTGGCCAGTTCTGATGACATGTGTAAGGTTTTGGATGCGGCGGGACTAGAGATAGACGATTATGAGAGTATGTTAAAGTCTCTCATATACCGTCTGCACCTGAAAGAGGACCTGCCTTCAGGAGAGCGGATTACTGAGGCTGTAGTGAAGGATTTCTTTGCATGGATAGAGGCTCGCCCAGCTTTTGCTGTAAATGAGAGTGTCCACGAGCTGTATCACTGCTAATCAATAAACTTTATTGCTGATCATTTTCGAGGTGCTGGGATGTGCATAAAGGGGTAACAGTGTATAGAGAGCCGGAATGGGAGGAGGGGTAAAGATCTCTCTAGGCATCGCAAGCACGCTCTCAGACGCCAATGGAAGCGCCTGAGATACACATAAATGCAGTACCCACCCTCTATGTATCCCAAGGCATAGTGGGACCGAACGTGTCGATGACACAGAAAGAAGTGTAGACAGGTGATGGGGTGTTGTACGTCACAATAAGGAGAGTAGGTGCCCCAGAGGTCTCCCAGGTTAGTGAAGTCATAGACCGGAGCGGTAGGGTAGGGGCAGAGTATGTTTTCTATTCCGATCCTTTGCTTAATGAGAGCGGCCCAGTGTTCAATGGCCGCCGCTCGGAGACTGAGACAGAATAAGCTAAAAGGACGCATGCAGGTACAGTGAACCTCAACACCCCAGAAGTTAAAGCGGCGTTTTAGGAAGCAGAATACTTGAGCGTAAGGCATAGAAAAATCAGGGAAAAGCTCTTGAGGAGTGACATGCTGAACACGCCTCCAGGGAAATGCTTTCTGGCCCATAAGGAACTGGAGCCAGTAGATGTCGAAAAAGAGGTGAGAAGGGAGTTCCCGGAAGACTCTTTTAGCCTTCAGCCTGTGGACGTGGATGGTAATGCCTCTTCGCCTGCTGTGGTCGACGACCATGTAGAAATCCTGACGGGTCTGTAATTAGAGGAGACGAACAGCGAAGGGATAGTCAGGGCTAGGGAATCGGTAAGGGGAGAGACAGAACAGGACCCAATGCGAGGCAGAGGCGGAAGGTGGACAGATAACAAGCGCATCAGGGGCTTGCATGCGCAAAGAGGCACCGGTCCACAAAATGAATTCGTCAAGCAAAAGCAGCAGGTGGGTAGATCTGCACCAGTGGCAGTGCGGTATGCGGCACTTGGGGGAGATAAGCGAGATAACGGGTTCTAAAGGACTCTGCTTTCGAGGGGTGTTCTCTATCAGAAGCCTTCTCCAGAGTGAGGTGATAGCTACGGTGTGAGCCCGACATTGGAGGCTGTGGGGGCGGTGACAGGCGCACTCTATGCGCAGCACCCAGAATGTATACTTGAAATTCCAGAGGCGAATGGTACAGGGCCATCGCCAGGGTTGATCGGTGTGGTCCGCCATGACCAGAGTGCTTGTTGGGAAAGGGAACGGGAACATCCGCCGTCCTCCGAAGAAGGGGATAGTATCCGCTGTGGTGACGGCAGACAGGGGTATTTCCTTTAGAGGGGGTTCTATCCTAACGAAGTGCGAGTGCTCTCTCTCCCTCTTCAAATGAGCAGCGAGGCGTACGGAAATTGTCTGAAACATATGCATATTTATTGGTTAGTTACAAGCAGATGCGACCACATTAGCCACCGAAGCGCGGATACAAGGATTACACAAAGGGTGCTCTTTTCTGCAGTGCAGAGTCATGGCACAACGGGGAGGGGGAGGGGATGAACTATGGATAAAGTCTCTCAGTTCCTGTCTAGGGGTGTAGCACAAGGGAGACTTGGCGTGGTCTCCCACCATGAAGAAGACGGTGGTGTTTCTCGCGATGAAGTGGGAGGCGAGGGTGACGTCGCTGCAGTGGATGAGACAGGGTACTCTCTTTACGTGGGTAACCTTACTGTCGATACAGCACGTGAGGGGGTTTCCTTCCAGATAATGTAGTAAGAGGGAGTTCGGTTTTTCCTCCACGAAGGGAACGCAGTACAAAGAAGCGCGAGGGGCGATGGAAGCTAGAGACGGTATTGAGTTGATGTTCATGTCTGTGACAGCGAGCGGGAAGCAGGCAACGACGGCGTTGTACAATAGTTTGGCGTTGGACAGCTTTCCTCCGCAGAGCACTAAGGTGTTGATGTCACCGTTAAGCCAGTTGTAGATAGTGGCGGAGACGGCAGTTCCGTCGTACCCTTCGCTCTCAAACAGCTGGAAAAACCAATTGTCAGTGACGTCTCTGAAAGCACTGCGCAGGGCGTCTCCGTCTTCCGCGGGAAGTTGATGTATTAGCGGTATGCTAGGAGCAAATTTCTCCTGCAGGACGTCGAGTATCTTTTTTCTCACATCCTCATGGACAAGCTCTCTGGACGGGAAGGTCCACTGCTCTTCATGTGCTACTCCGTCCCTGAACAGTTGCTCAATAACTGCCTCCATGGAAGTGGAGGGTGAGGAAGGGTCGGGGGAAGGCGGGTGAAGGAATATATCGTCGAGAGAAAGCGGAGAGGTTATATCATCGGCGTGTCTTTTGCGAGGCGGAGACTGGCAGAGGACCTCCTCTTGTTTTGCCGTGGGAGAGCTACTCTGTAACAGAAACAATATCGAAAGGTTCTGAACAGGTTTCACAGTAGCTGTGGCTTGCGTTGCACAATACGCCGTAATAGTTCTGACACTCTATCTGTTCTCTGTCTCTCCCTTTGATCGCATCAATGTAAGTACCTAGTTCCGTCTGGAAAAACGCCTGTCCGCTGCCCGTTTCCGCAAACACCAGTATAATATGCTCTCTCCTGTTGGTTGGCAGGTTTTCTGGTTTTGGTAATTGTTTCAGCCTTACCAGACACTTAACCGGCCTTATGGGTGCACTCTCCTCTTCTCCTGTTGCCACGTGGATTTCTTTTCCCTTCAGGATCTGGCCCACGAAAGGGTTAGAGAAAGGGAAAGCGTGCTGCACCGGAGGGAAAAAGAGCAGCCTAGTGGTTTTTGAGATCGGAGCGAAATCTTTAACGCTGAAATCATTCAGGTGGGCGGTAACCACGCAGTTAAACATTCGTAGCAGGGAGTTGGCGAAGGTGTCTGCATCGGTAGTGGCATCTCCGACTACATACAAGGTGTTGAGAGTATCCACTGCTCCGGTAAAGGTGAAATCGGAGAACCATCTATAAATGGCGTTTACTAGAGGGCTCAACTGGAATGCTTCACGAGTGGCTAGACGTCGCAAGGCAACTTCTGGGCTGGTACCAAACTCGGGTTGGTGAGGATTACCAATAAAACACTGATACAAGCTGTAAGAGCAATAGTGCTTTCTTACTTTCCCCAGTACGGTCTCAGCGACTTCCCGGTACCGTGCGTATGTTTCTGGGTCGGAGAAGTGCCATTCATCAACTGTAAAGCATCGACGGGCAGTGAGCCTACACACTAGTCGGTCCATGGCATCGGCCGACGCTGCCTTGTGGATCTTTTTCAGAGTGGCCTATTGGAGGGGAAGACAGAGTGGTAGAATAGGGAAGGGAAGAGGAGGAGGAGGAGGAGGAGGAACCTTGTTCCATCACGACAGCCGGGAGGGGAGTGGCTAGCTGTTTTCTATGCATATCAGAAAAGCGTAGGATTAGTTTAGCAGCTTTTAAGAAGCGTTCCTGAATGTTAATGCTTAGCGGGATGATAGCGTTTCCGTTATCGATGACGCACCAACGGAAAGAATCGGAAACGGGATCAGGGGTATACATTACCCAGGAGAAGCGCTGTTTCTGCTGCAGGTACGCGAAGTACGCTTTTAACAGGATTACCAGATCCTTCGAGATATTATGGGCGAAAGACAGAAGGAAGCGAGAGAACTGGAATTGCGGGATCTGACAAGAAATGATATGCAGTTTGGCATTCACTTTGAGAGTCGGTATGTTGCCGATTGCGGTCCTAGGCGCCATGTTGTGCAGAACGACGAAGACATAGAAAGCCGTGCATGCAGCAGATCTAGCGAAGAGCTTAGAGGGAAGAGCATGGAAAAGGACAGATATACTGGATCCGGAACAGAGTTTGTCCATGCATTCGTCCATGATGACAGCGACGGGTCCGTTCTGTGAGGTGCGGACGAAGACGTTGGCCGGGTTGTCTATGTTTAGGTTTTCGGGAGAGGTAGCTTCTTCGTACGTCATTTCGAGGAAGTCCGGACGAAAGGTGCAGGTCTTGGGGGCGATAGTTCCATCTTCTTTGCAGGTGTAGTTGGATTCTATAAGCTGTAAGTTCCAGGCAGTCTGCTCGATGGGGGGAATCATATGTTTCTCCGGGGTGATGTAGATGACGGTTTCGGGTATCGGTTGCAGCATGTTGCAGGAGAGCAAGGCTCTTAGGAGGTGGGATTTTCCCGATCCTGTAGGACCGTATATGATGCCTATGACAGGTTGCCGTCCCATATTGATAGACGACAGACGTCCATCCGCCAGAAACTTCGCATCGTGTGCTTCTTGTCGATCTACATCTTCCTGTAATTCTTTGAAGCGAGGAGAGACTCCACCGAGACTGTAGAATTCTTTATAAGGGGGAAATCGTTGTTCTGTGAAGATGGAAGGGGCGAGATCGCAAGCTCCTTTGTACCAATTCGTTACCCGGTCGTAGAACTGCTGCCCGGTTTGCAGTTCTTCTTCGTCAAAGATCCAGGCTTTTCTCTTCAAGGAAGGGTGGCTCGGCCCCTTCCTCGAGTCCATCGTCGTTGAGGAGCGACAGCAGGTCGTTGCACTCGTCGACACTTAGGAACGCATAAGGCTCAAACCGCAAAGGCGCTAGGGGATCGTTCTCGTCCCCGGGCGGTAGGACCAATCGTTCGTGGTGGGCGGAGCGAGGGTTAGGATGAGCGGTATCGTAGGGGTAGAGGAAGTCTCCGTGTTTGTATAGGGTGGGGTCCTGCCATGGTCGTAGAACTCTTGTCAGTTGTTCGTTGTATATGGTGAAAGGGTCATATCTGCTGACTTTGTTGACCAGCGTCGCTTTGAAAACGTTGCGTCGAGTGTGGATGTCTGGTTCTGAGGTGTGGGCTCCGTATTGGTCCGCTTCGTATTTGTTCCAGCATCGTAGTAAGGTGTCGTACACCAGTTCTGACTGCCGATGGCCCTTGGAGCGGAGTTTGCCCGGCCCAACGAAGCCACACTGTGGGTTCGTGCAGACAGCGTCTTTTAAGCCGTACAGTTTGGGGGCCAGGAAGATGGATTCCGAGGAGTACGTATCGGCTCCACAAGCCTTGCACTTAACATCACACTCACACGCCCAGTACAGCCCGGGGTTCTCGGGATCGAAAGTCAAGCGGGTGTTGGGGGTCTTAATTCGATGTGCTCCTCGTGTTTTCATTCTTTCGTATCCGCTCCTCGTGATAAAAAGGGAATCCGTGTCTCCGTACAGACTTTGGGGTTCCCGATCGTGTATGTGGGTCCCCCTGTCCGGACCGTGTAGTATTTCACACCAGTCGCTGAGGAAAGCTCTGGACCAGCTGAGCACAAAGCAGGCGATCTGTGTCGCATATCGCTTATTTTCAACGAGCTTATCTAGTTTTTCTAAGTGTAGTATAGTGAGAGACTCAGGAGAAGCGTCGACCATCGTCAAGGGCTTGAACTGGGTTTCCCGCGCTCGGGCAAAGTGGGCGTGGTCATCAGAGGCTATAAAAGGGGGTGAGTGGAGGGCGTACTCCAGTTCCGCGTCGACGTCGGAGAGGGGCCGGTCCTCTGCGTCATCCCCGGTAAGTGCGTCCTCTTCTTCTTCGAGGTATTCGCTTTGATCATCCTTTTCGCTCGGATGTGTTTGGCATTGTTCTGACAGGGGAAGAATGGTAGAGCCGGGAAACGAGTCGTCCACCAGCAGAGTCACGTGTTTCACTACTTGCGTTCCTTCGTATATTTCTGTTCGGTCTCTTTCTGAGAGATCTCTTTCGAACTTGATCCTAGTAGTGTCCATGTTCGTCGCGAAAGCTCCGTACAGAGCGTTTGACAGCATTTTAGAGATGGATCGGAGCACTTCGTTCTTCTCTCTATCGGCCTTTTCCTTCGCTTCAATGTTGATGGAGACGTAGTCGGAACACAGGGTATCCCACTCAGGGAAGACTACGTTCATGTCGTCTGGTAGTATTCTCACATTCCAGCCTCGGTTGTGGAGGGTGATGGCATCTATGACCGTAATGACTTCGTCGTGCATGGCCTCATTTGTCCAGACTAATCTCCCCCCTTTCCTGGAGCAAATGGGGGGCAACACGTCCAGCATCTCTGGAGGAGGGGGAAAAGCCTCTACCTTCACGATACAGGGTTTGATTCGCCCATCGAAGTAGCTAACAGGTCTTTCTCCGGAAGCGAAGATGCAATTCATCGCTTCAATGTGTGTTCTGGAATGGAAAGGGTCCAGCGGCATGCCATGGGGCATAGGATGAGTGAGAGCGGAGGCGTACATGCCGCAGATGTCGAAAACGAAGACGGGTTCCCTGTAGGGACCAAGCACGTTGGGGTAGCACCTTCCCCCTCTCAGGGCTTGTCTGATGTACTTGAACATTTCAGAGTGCGGTGCATACACCTCGGCAACGTAGTCAGTAGGTATGGGTTTCGTTGACATGCGCTTGTTCGTAGCTCTGCGTTCCTGAGTTTTTTTAACATAGTTTGAGAAGGTAAGCTGTTTCCAAAAAGCGTGGGTGTTGCTGGGTATAGTGGGTCTCACGAAAATGTTGTATTGCCCCTTCATGCCCAACCTGTCGCGATAGTAGTGGGCGTAACTCTCGTAGAGTGTATGTGCTAGTTGCTGAGTTACTCTTACGTCTAACATGCAGTAATCTAGACAGGCCAGTAAAAGATCGTATCGTGTTCCCGGGTGCCTCTGGTGCCACAATGTCTTTTGTTCTTCAGCAACAGTTTCGCTCTCCCAATAGTGTGAAACCGGGAAGCCCTCCTCGTCCATATCGTAGGCACCCATGGAGATGAACTCGTTTATGGCTTCGTATGGACAATGGCCCTTGCTCAACTCAAGAGAGTACGCGGCCGCCGCACGGGACAGTTTAGCCCCGCTTGTGAGCTGGAGCGTGTCACGCACCATAAAGCGAACGAACACCGTGCGAGAGTCTGCGGTGGTGTATATGCCGTCGGTCCACCGCTGAAGGCGACTGGAATCTCTCTCTACGAAATTCGGATTCGGGAGAGCGAAAAAAATGTCGTTAAAGAGTAACCGACCGGCCCTGGGCATGAAAGATCTCTCGCAACGCCCGATACGGGGTATATCATCTGTTTCGTCCACTAGCTCTGTGGCTAGGAGAAGCTCGTCGAATTTGCAGATGTTGTGCCCCAGGATGACTATGTCGACAGAGTAGAAATCTGCTGGTAAGTAGAGAGGAGCGTCGTTCAGAAGATCGTGGGGGATGGCATAAATGGACGGAAAAGGTCCAGAAATCATCGCTCTGTACAAGAAGGCTTGGTTGTGTTCGTAGAATCGATTGACGAGGTCTCGCATGAAGTGGATTTGCAATCGGGATCGGAAAGACCGGAACTTTTTTGCTACGACTCCGGGGGTGGTACAGATCCAGTAAAAGCCCTCTTCGTGACGAGCCACGCTGGGATCCATCAGTGCCACGGATTCCGCCGCTGCTACCAGCTCCGGATGTCCACTGAGCATGAAGCAGAGCATGAAGGGCTGCAATCTTTTTCCTTTGGTGCCATAAAGTGTGTATGTCTCTATGTCGTAGGTTACGAGTAGTTGACGGTTATGCTCGTCTTGAGCCGGACAGGTAAAATGGACATGTTGCCAATTCTTCTGCCCTTTTTTAACGACACAGTGATGGTAAAACGCTGCCCTTCTTTCACTGCACTTGTGAGCGCGAGTCCAATGCTCACCACAAGCGGGACAGTGCTGAGCAGGAGTGTAGTTGGACACCCATACCCACCCGTCGTATTTCGTGTTCCGACAGGGCGCACAGAGAAGAATGGGAGGCATCTTTGGAGCCCTGGCTCTCCACACAACCTTGACTTTTACATGTCTACCGCGAAATTTAAGAACACCTATGTAGGAAGGTCTGAAAATTCTGAGGGAGCGTAAGGGTTGTACGCTGTAATAGGAGTAATCGATCCTGTTGTAAGCGCGAGAGCGATGAGTGAAGAAAAAGAGATGGTTTTTCAGATAGCGTTTCATACCTATCTCGAAACTTGTAGGTTGAAAGCGATGGGGAACCCCTTCGAGGTAAAAAAACCCGTTTTTCAGAGGGTGATCACGCAACGAAAAGCAGCGCTCAGGAGGGGTTTTCGTTAGGGGCAGAGGGACGGTGTGGATCATAAAGCTTTTCTCTCTGAGGAGAGAATCTCTTAAAGGAGGCCCAGAGGGGCCTTCCGGGTGGAGGATTTCTTGGTCGGAGTCGTTTTCTTCTCCCTCTGATTGGGGTTCGCTCTCTCCACCACTATCTGAAAAGTAAGACAGTTGTGTAGCCATTTAGGGTCTACGTTGCAGCTGGAGTTCAAGATTTTCCTGGCGGTGACGTAAGACTCGCTGTAATTGCACCCTAATCTGTTGATTGGTGCTGATAGCGACTATGCCCCTGAATTTTATTCGGAAGCTCAAGTCGATGGAGTCAAGGAGCTCTTCGCTTAAGTTCAACTGCTTCAGGACTTCCTCGATGTCCCCAGATTTATCTCTGTATTGGATATCGGAGAGAAAAAGGTGTTGGTCCAGCTCGTCCATACCCTGAAATTGTCCAGTTCTCTCGACCATCATGAGAAAATCTCTCAGAACCCGTTGCCAGATGGTTTCGAATATAGTGGCTGGGTTTGATTGTTCACTCCACAATCGTTTAAATATTTGCTGCGCATTTACATCCCACCCCGTTAGAACGACCTGTAACATCGTCACATCAACGTAACGACGGAACTCTCGATTCGCAACAAAATGAGAATACAAATAGTACAGCGTGGAGGCTATATGCTCGGCGAGAAAGAAATACAAGACCCATTTCCTCAGGAACGACTCTGTTACGATGCCAGCATCACGTGACTGTAGGAGGAGGCGATAAAAGTCTGTGCCAAAGCGGAACAATTCGTGACGCCGCGCGGGACCGCTCAGTTCCTCCTGGAGCGCGTCGATGGCCTCGAGCGCTGTTCTGATAATTTCGTCAAGAAAAGCCTCTTCCTCTTCTTCTGGTTCCACGGGCACAAACGGCTCTTCCAGCTCTTCCATGAATTCTTCTTCCTCTTCTTCTTCGGGGGCGGGAGGGGGAGGGGGCACCCTAGGTCGTCGTCTTCTTGTGGGGGGCAACCTGTCGACGAATCGCTGCACCGCTCTTCTCCTCCGAGCGGTGAGCTGGGAGGCTGTAATAGCAGCTCCTTGACGGTTCCGGGGCCGCAGGCCCTCCCGAGCAGGAACCCTTCTGTTCCTTAGTTGCATTCCTCCGCGTAAAAGCTGAATAGCCTCATCCGCAGCATTGGGGTTGTCGGTAGCCGCGAGAGAACTAAGAAAGCAACGTGCCATTACTTCCGCAGGTTCGTCGAAGGGGTCGCCACGGACTCCCGGTTGACGCACGAGGCTCTGCGTGTCTAAGTCCGCGAAGGTCTCCACGAACAGACTCAGCCAGTCTATATCGGCGAAGACATCTGACCCGGGTAAGAAGCTCATTGTTCTTTCAGTTCTAAAGTTATCGTAGTACTGGCAGAAGAGATAGTGGCAGAGAGCGACTCTGAGGCGCCGGATAGCTGCTAAGGTGTCGGCGTCCGCCGCTGAGGAGAGTCGGTGAACGACATCGTCCCTCAGGCCACTAGCTCCTCTTCCGCACAAGAAACTGTGACGGCGGTTGTCGTTATCTGCATCCAGTGGGACTTGTTCAGGATCCAATACCTCTCCTCGAGCTCCTACATCAATACCACGACCGCGGAGATGTACACGCCCCATATCTGCCGCGACTCTATCCATCAAAACTGCGTTATGCATTTGTTGAAAGGAGTCGTGGAAATTTTCCAAGTCGAGGAACCTCATGTATTGCCCAACATTCACTGTATAAGAGCAATCGGTAAGGCATGTCCAGAACAATCGCCTCGGTCGCTGCGTCGGCGGACTTTCGAAACCCAGCTGCATAAAGACCCGGTTCTCGAAGAGGTAGTCGTTCAGTGCCCGATGCATGTACTGGTACCCCAACAGAAAATGCGGTGGTGGCAAGCCCTCGTAGGGGGGTCCGGCGACATTCGGGGAACCGGGAGCAAGATCACGTAGTTGCATCACTCGGTAGTCGTAGATCCGAGATACCAGTAGCACGCTCCGTGGATGCACGAGCGCGGGTTCGTTCCGTACCAGTGAGAAATCGGAGGAGATAACTGGCTCGCAGAACCGAATGGTGTTGAGGCTTTGTCCGGTGAGATCGGCGAAGACTCTGTAAGCCTGAAATTGAGCCCATGACGTTTTTAGAGTGCGAGGGCAGAGCCCGACAGGGGAAATGCATCCCGTCTTGCAAAGCGTGAGGAACCCGAGCGTCGGCGGCAATGAAGGAGGAGGAACGTCTGCGCCAGTGGCTGCGACGAGAGCGGCGCCCCCTCATCATACCATCACCTCTCCCTCTACGTCTTGCAACCAGATCCAGTCCCAGGCGAGGACATATGCCCCTTCGGCGCCAGAGAACCCCCTTCAGCACGCTTTCCCGTCAGGGGATTCTGTTCCCCCGACGTGCGGTCTGGCGGTTGGAGCAGGCATAGACGAGGCTCGTATGCGCGAGAGGGACATGGGGAGGAAAGCGGCTGTTCCCGAGATAAACCTGTTCAAGGAGTCTAAGGACAGTCTTCCCCATGGAGACTACGATCGTGATCTGCTGTACGAGGCGGGACAGGGTATTGCTGTCAACAGGCGAAGGGTACTCACACCCGAGGACTTTGAAAGTGAGCATCCTGACTTTTCCCCCGCTGTGAACCACTTGAAAGCGGCAGAAATGAAGAGAGCAGCCGAACAAACTGCTTTCAGTGAGGAAATGCGAAACACTCGTCACCAGACTAGGCTCAGGACCGCTATTTTGCGTCCCGAGCTCCCGGCGGGCATTTACTATCTGTACGATTTCGTGCAGACTTACGTAGAGCATCCTGACGGTCGAGTAAAACTTAACCCCCAGCTCGTTTTGGTAGCGCAACACGCAGGTAACTCTATCTTAGGGCAAAGGTTGTGGGCTATTGCCGAAGACAAAAACTCGTGGTTGCGTGACTTAATCGAGATGGCATATATGATCGTCCAGGATCCCAATCTGAGCTCCGAGCAAAAGCTGAGTGCCGTGTGCACGACTGTTGTGGAGTTAAGTATGAAATACGCCAAATTAGCAGCAAAGAACGGCTATCCTAGTATGGCCCAGATGGCCAAGGCGCAGGAGTTTTTTTATCGGGTAATGGAAGCGATCCTGGACTTGGGCGTGCAAGTGGGAGTGTACAATAACTATCCAGTGCGGTTCCGCCAAAAGCGCATGAGCGAGCTGCCTCAGATGACTGACGCGGACTACATGTTCGGTTTGACTCAGGCGCTCGAGAATCGCCCACCCCAACAGGAGGACTTTGACTCCGGAGACAGCGAAAGCGACAGCGACCAAGATGCCCTCGGCAGTTACTGAGGGTTCAGCCTCCGCAGCGATGGGGATAGTCCCACCTGGCCGGATGGAGGTTGCGGCGACCCTCACTGGAATGCCCGACTCTAAGGACGCTCGTGCTCTCCGCCATGCTCCTTACGCTAACCGCATGATCAGTCTGCAAACCGCTATGGTTCCTCCGAAAGTTGACGGAACCTCGGAACGCGTAGCAGAGATCGTCAAGGGGTTGGCCAAGCAAGGCGCAATCTACCCGGACCAGATGGGCGCTATTCACTCTGAACTCCTGAATAGGGCATACACGTGGAACTCTCTGGGGGTGCAAGAGAGCATCCAGGCGCTAGTGAATGACGTCATACACGGCCAGAACAGGACTCTGCAGGAGGAGCTGACTCGTACCAAAGAAATTGCGAACGCTTCTCTACTGACCCGCTTCTTTGACTCCCTCTATAAAACTGTGGATCGAGGCCAGAGGAACTTCGAAGGCTTTAAGAAGCTACTTCGGTTGTTCATAAATAACGTGCCTAACGCCGAGTTGTATTCCTCTGGCGGGTCTTACAATCTTCAAATAAATTTAGGTGGGACGAACCAAAACATTAACCTTACGAATGCGTTCGAAAACCTGAAAGACATCTGGGGAGCAAGGTGGGATGCGGTAAACAATCCCAAGATAGGAGCCCTTCTTACTCCCAACACTCGAGCGCTATTGTTTTTCGTCAGTTCTTTTTACGACTATGGGGCTATGGAACCGGGAACATACCTCGATAACATCCTCAGGTTATACAAGGAGGCTATTAGGGCCGACATAGACCAGGATGGAGACGCTGTAATGGAGTTAGATGAAGCAGGGGCAAACCTGAGTAAGAAATTCTCAGAATACAAAGACACCCTGAACTATTTGCTCCACAATGAGGCGAAACCTCCGAAGACTGGCCCGATGGAGCTCAGCAGGGAGCAGGAATCACTGCTCCGCTATCTCATGAGACAGCTTAGGCAAGCTATGAAAGACGGAGTACCGACAGACGTGTCCGTTGCCACCATGGCTCAGTATGTCGATCCGAGGTTGTATCAGACTAACAAGGTGTTCATAGAAAAGCTGCAGAATTACCTCCTCTCGGCTCAGGCAAGAAATCCTGGCTTCTATCGCGCAATTGTGACAGATCCCCAGTGGATTCCCCCCATCGAAATCTACACGGGTGACTTTGTGATTCCGGACACATATTTCGGCGATCCTTCGAGTCCATCTTGGGGACCCTCGAGAGATGAGTATTTTGATGACGCCCCCTACCGGCCCCCTCCCCGGAGGCCCATTTCTGACGCAGACATAAGGGCGGAGATAGAGAATCTGATGAGACAGCTCGACCAGGACTTAGGGGTGCAGTCAGAAGCGGGATGGTTGGCTGATCATCGTCTCCCCGCCGCTTTCGACGGAGCCATTAATCTGGGTCCGCCTGCTCCCCCAGTGGCTCCAGCTCCCCCTCCTCCTCCTCCTGCAGAGCGGTACCGACCCGTGGCTAGGATACCCCCGAGGAATCCAGTTTCGGGCCTTCCCATCGTTAACGCCGCTGATGTGCCCCTTCCAGATAGTGACAGCGACTCTGATATGGGTGGTATGGGGCGTGGAAGGAGGTGTGGCATTCGCGGAGGGTTGTACTCTGACCTAAAGCCGAGTGTAGGCGGACACAGCACTGCACTGTCCCCAGAGCTCGGCACGTACGGAATGAGGGGAAGCGGTCTCGCTCGGCGGGCCCTCTGTCCCCGTCGCAACCGGCTAGCGCGACGCCTACGTTTTTACTAAAGAGCAGCGAGAGCGGCAGCGGCAGCGCCATAGCGAAGAGAAAAAAGCACGTGCGCAACGAAAACGAGCAAAGAAGAAAAAAGCAACTTACCGCCATCTCGTAGCAGGAGTACAAAATGTACGGGCAACGGATACAGATGCCGGCGACGATGACAGCAGCAGCTCCTCCGTCTCCTCCCTCGGCTCCCGGGGTCTATCCGGCTAACCAAGCGACTCCGATGAGTTATCCCGCAACTATGAACGGGTATCCGCCGACTCAGTTGCCGCAGCCCTTCGGCAACTCTACAGAGCTCTATATGCCACTGCAGAGGGTGTTGGCACCTACAGGAGGACGAAACAGCATCAGATACCGAAACTATGCACCCATACAGAACACAACCAAGCTTTTTTATGTCGATAACAAGCTAAGCGATGTGGACACATACAACGAGAACGCCAGTCATAGCAACTTTAGGACAACCGTCATTCACAATCAGGATCTGGATCCCCAGACAGCTGCTACAGAAACGATTCAACTGGACTCTAGGTCCTGCTGGGGCGGAGAGCTACGAACAGCCATCAAAACCAATTGTCCGAATATTAGCTCATTTTTCCAAAGCGACACTGTTAGGGTCAAGCTCATGTACACCCGCGATCCGCCCAGTTCACCCCCATCTCCCGCGGGGTCATCCGCGACATATAATATCCCGGGCGCTCAATACAAGTGGTACGATCTGACTATTCCCGAGGGCAATTATTCCCTCCCCGAAATAATCGACCTGTTGAACGAGGGCATCGTCCAGCTATATCTGCAAGAGGGACGACAAAACAATGTCCAAATAAGCGATATCGGAGTAAAATTCGACACCCGCAACCTCGGCCTCCTGACAGACCCCATAACGGGCCTTGTCACCCCCGGCACGTACGTGTTCAAGGGTTACCACCCGGATATCTTATTACTACCGGGTTGTGGGGTAGACTTCACTTACAGCCGCTTGAGTCTTATACTCGGGATCTACAAACGGGAGCCCTACACGAAGGGCTTCAAGATAGAGTACGAAGATCTCGAAGGAGGGAACGTGCCCGCTTTGCTGGACTTGACCTCTGTCGATGTGTCCGACGAAGACGCGGACACTATCGTACTGAGTAACGCGAGGCCTCTTTATAGCGACAGCCGTGGCACGTCCTATAACGTCATAGGGGAGGGAACTGCGACTTCGCCCTGGATGACGGCTTATCGGTCATGGTTCTTGGCATATAATAACCCATCCTCTTTGATGAGGCAATATACGTTGTTGACAGTTCCTGACTTATCTGGCGGCATAGGCGCTATGTACACATCTATGCCGGATACGTTTACCGCACCGGCTGGTTTTAAGGAAGATAATACCACGAACCTTGCACCTGTTGTGGGCATGAACTTGTTTCCCGTGGTTAATAAGTCTGTATATGTAACCGCATCCGCCTACGCCCAAAAACTGGAAAACGCCTGCCTGCAGGCAATTGCTGCCTTTAACCGCTTTCCGGAGAACGAAATTCTGAAGCAAGCTCCCCCCTTGAACGTGACCACAGTTTCTGATAACCAACCCGCCGTCGTTCAGCAGGGAACGCTACCGTTGAAGAACACCCTGTCCGGTCTCCAGAGGGTTCTTCTCACTGACGATCAGCGCCGTCCTATCCCGTATCTACAAAAAACGATCGCCACTGTGCAGCCTCGGGTACTGAGCAGTGCCACACTTCAGTAATGTCCATTTTGATCTCACCCAGCGACAACCGCGGTTGGGGCGCCATGAGACCACGACGTATCTCCCGTCACGGTATGCGGGGAGTTGGGCTCCGACGCGGAGCTCTGACCCTTCGCACACTCTTAGGATTGGGTGCTGCTAGGTCGCGTCGGAGACGACGCGTCAGCAGGCGCCGAGTCCGCGGGGGCGCGTCTCGACGGGCGAGAACCAACACTACGACTAGGATCGTTGCCGTTCGCACAACCAGTCGTCGCAGTTCACGACGAAGACGAAGTTGATTTTCGACGCTGCTGCTCAGACGGGGCGCTTAGATAAGTAGGTTCTTCCTCCAGCCTCGTCCCTGATGCTGAGTTTGCTTATCGTCACAGTGCCCGAGACACCGATCGCTTCGCTATGCCTTCGACTATTCTCCTGAGTGGTTCAGGCGCGAGACGGCGCCGCTCTACCAGAAAACGTCAAGTTCAGCTACCGAAGTTGCCACGTGCAGGGAGACGGAAAGCGCGCCCTGCTCTCATACCAACTACAGCAACCGCTACGGCTTCCGAACGAGCTGCTTTACAGAGCCTCGCACAACGGCTGCAGCGTGGTAGCTTCGCCGCCTGGAGATCCGCCAATTACGGTTCCCCAGCGGCCCAGGAAGCCGCCCGTCTCGCCGCTCAAACAGGCGCACCCGCTACAGCAACAGACCTCGTTACCGGAACCACCGTTAGTGCCACACCACTAGGGGGCACAGGTTCCCGCCGCCGCCGAAGGAAGACGAGTACTCGGACGAGACGCCCTCGCAGCCACCTCCGAGGAGGTTTTCTTCCTGCCCTAATCCCCATTATAGCGGCCGCTATCGGGGCGATCCCAGGAATAGCCGGGACAGCCGTAGGGATTGCAAGCCTGAAGGAACAGCAGAGACAGTTTAACCGATTGTATGGAAAGTCCAGCTAGAATTGTGACAAACGATCCACTCTGGTGCATAACTGAGCCTCATCACTAAAACGATCGTTTCCAATAAACGATTTTTGTAGACTTCTACTGCTGTTCTTGATCTTCGTCTGCGAACGCCATGGACTACGCCGTTCTGTCTCCACACATCGGCAGCTGGGCCCTGAGAGATCACCACCTAGGAGACTCTAGCCTTCGTGGGGGAGCTATCAACTGGGGAAACCTAGGCTCCCGCATATCCAGCGCTCTGAGCACAACCGGTCGCTGGTTGTATAACCAAGGCAACCGTTTCGTGCATTCCAACGCTTTTAACCAGTTCAAGCAAGGTGTAAAAGACAGTGGTATCATCCGCAATGTGGGTAATTTAGCCGGAGAAACGGTAAATGCGCTGGCAGATATCGGACGGCTGCGGTTGCAGCAAGACTTAGAGAAGCTCCGCCGGAAGGCACTGGGGGAGGAAGGTCCTCCTGCATCTCAAGCGGAACTACTGTCCCTCATTCAAGCACTTCAGGCTCAGCTAGCTTCGGGGCAGAGCGGTGCGCCTGCTGCAGAGTCCGTTCCGACCGTTCCGACAACACGGCCGATTCCTTCGATGGTGACAGAAGTGCACTCATCGTCTACTCCCGCAGTTCCCCTTCCCGTACAAGATGCCCCTGCAACGTTGGAGTACCGACCACCAATTAAACGCCGTCGCAAGCGCGCCAGGGATAGCTCGTGGAGGAACAGACTGGACTCTCTTACTGGCACGGGGGTCCGCACGTCTTCCAGACGCATGTGCTACTAGAGCATTTCCGCCGCCCTTTCGCTTACGTTCTTTGTCAGCCTAAGCCATCTTTTGTTTTTAGGACAGCGAGCATCGCCGACATGGCAGCGCTCACCCCAGATCTGACCACCGCCACCCCTCGGCTGCAGTACTTTCACATCGCCGGCCCTGGAACCCGAGAGTACCTCTCGGAGGACCTTCAGCAATTCATTGCTGCAACCGGCAGCTACTTTGAACTCCGAAACAAGTTCAGACAAACGGTCGTAGCGCCGACGAGAAACGTGACCACAGAGAAGGCCCAGCGCTTGCAGATTCGCTTCTATCCCATCCAGACGGATGATACCACCAACAGCTATAGGGTTCGATACAGTGTCAACGTCGGGGACAGTTGGGTCCTGGATATGGGCGCCACGTACTTCGACATCAAGGGCTTTTTAGACCGTGGACCATCCTTCAAGCCGTATGGTGGTACAGCGTACAATCCTCTGGCTCCTAAGGAAGCCATCTTTAACAGCTGGGCTGTGAACGGGGGAAACACGACCGTAGTCGGGCAGATGTGCAATGTCTATACCAATAACGCAAACAACGCTGCCGCTGCCACGGCCGGTATTATTGCCGGCTTCTCCGGCGTGAACCCCAACGTCAACACAGGACCCGGCATTTCAGAGTATACTTTAGCGGGAACGACCGACGTTAACACCATAGGCGTGTCCGCGAAATTCGCACAAACCGGTGGGTCTAACCTGGCTTACGGAGCCTACGTCCCCCCGGTAAACGACCAGGGAGCGCAGTCCCTACAGCAGACCGGATACTACCTCATGAACCAAGCCGGCACTTCCTACTTGGGCGGGCTGTCGGTGGAAGACTATAGCAACAGCCTCATCTATCCCGACACTATCAACATCCCCCCTCCCGCCGGTCTCGCTGCCGTGAATAGCGGCATCCAGAAAGCCCTGCGCCCCAACTACATCGGCTTCAGAGATAACTTTATCAATCTGCTGTACCACGATACTGGCGTCTGCTCCGGTACGCTGAACTCCGAGAGGTCTGGCATGAACGTGGTGGTAGAGCTGCAAGATCGAAACACGGAACTGAGCTACCAATACATGCTGGCTGACATGATGAGTCGTCATCATTACTTCGCACTCTGGAACCAGGCCGTGGATCAGTATGACCACGACGTAAGAGTGCTGAACAATGATGGCTACGAAGACGGACCCCCCTGTTACGCCTTCCTGCCCGAGTGCTTCGGCGATGCCAGCCCTAACGGCCCCGACTATTCCACCGCGACCATATACGAGGCCGGTGCAGCAGACAAAGGGAACAAAGTGGACAACACTTACATGAATGTCTCTTACGGAGCGGTGCCCGCGTACGAAATCGACCTGACGGCTGCGTGGAGGAGGAACTTTATCCTCTACAACATCGCCGATTACCTCCCTGACAGATTTAAGTTTAACATTACCGGATTTGACCCACAGACTCAGAATGTAGCCTCCACAACCTACGCCTACATGAACCGGCGTATTCCTCTCACAAACATTGTGGACTTGTTCACCAATATCGGGGCCAGGTGGTCCGTGGACCAGATGGATAACGTTAACCCGTTCAACCATCACAGGAACTGGGGTCTCAGATACCGATCCCAGTTGCTTGGCAACAGCCGATATTGCAACTTCCACATTCAGGTCCCCCAGAAGTATTTTGCCATTAAGAATCTCCTCCTCCTCCCGGGCACATACACTTACGAGTGGGTATTGCGCAAAGATCCCAACATGATCCTGCAGTCATCACTGGGTAATGATCTGCGGGCTGACGGTGCTTCCATCATCTTTACGGAAGTGAATCTGATGGCCAGTTTCATGCCCATGGACCACAACACCAGTAACCAGTTAGAGCTCATGCTGCGCAACGCCACCAACGACCAAACCTTTGCCGACTACCTGGGTGCCAAGAATGCGCTGTACCAGGTGCCGGCTGGCTCTACAGCCCTTACCATCAACATTCCCGCCCGTACATGGGAGGGAATGAGAGGTTGGTCTTTCACTCGTCTCAAGGCGAACGAAACGCCACAGCAGGGGGCGCAGTATGACACCACGTTCCAATACTCTGGTTCTATACCCTATGTGGACGGAACTTTCTACCTCTCCCACACGTTCCGCAACATGTCAGTTCTTTTCGACACATCAATCAACTGGCCAGGCAACGACAGGCTTTTGACCCCTAACATGTTTGAGATTAAGAAAACACCTGGCTCGGACACCGAAGGCTTCAGCATGAGCCAGAGTAACATTTCCAAGGATTGGTTCCTCGTTCAAATGGCCACGAACTACAATTACGTTTACAACGGGTATAGGTTCTGGCCAGACCGTCATTACTTCCAGTATGACTTCTTGAGGAACTTCGATCCTATGTCAGTCCAGGGGCCCGACTTTTCCCAGAACAATGTATTCGACCTAGTCTACACAACCCCTACTGCTACCCCAGGTAATGCATTGTCGCAACCTTCTCAGGACGCTGTGAGAAATAACTCCGGTCTCGTAGGAGCCCGCAGCTGGGGTGGATGCACCGGTCGCCAGGGAGAGGTGTGGCCGGCTAACTGGCCTTACCCTCTCATTGGCAACAACGCCCTCCCACCCTCTCAGGTCGTACACTACAAGAAGTTCCTTTGCGACAACTACTTGTGGACGATCCCGTTCTCCTCCGATTTCATGTACATGGGAGAACTCACTGATTTGGGACAAAATCCCATGTACACTAACAATTCTCATAGCATGGTTATTAATTTTGAGCTGGATCCCATGGAGGATAACACCTACGTCTACATGCTGTATGGTGTGTTCGATACCGTCAGGGTAAACCAACCGGAAAGAAACGTACTGGCCATGGCTTACTTCCGCACACCTTTCGCAACAGGAAACGCTGTCTAAAGCGCTATGGCGGGCACTACTGAATCCCAGCTGAGAGACCTTGTGCGTTCTCTGCATCTGAGACATCGCTTCCTGGGAGTGTTCGACAAAACATTTCCGGGTTTTCTCAACCCCCAAAGACCGGCATCGGCCATCGTCAACACAGGTTCACGAGCATCCGGGGGGATGCATTGGATCGGCTTCGCTTTCGATCCTATCGGTCAACGGTGCTACATGTTTGACCCTTTCGGGTGGACAGACAACGACCTATGGAATCTGTACAGGGTCAAATATGATGCCTTTCTCCGGCGCACCGGGCTCGCTCAAAGCGATCGTTGCGTAAACTTAATTCGATCGGTCCAAGCGGTGCAATGCCCGTGTTCCGCTGCCTGCGGACTGTTCAGTGCACTTTTCATCGCGTCCTTCGACAAGTATCGACAGAACCCGATGGATGGAAATCCCATCATTGACACCGTCGAGGGAGTGGACCTCCGCCACCTTTATGACCCAACCTACCGGAGCATACTCCATGACAACCAGGAGCGACTATACATATGGCTCCGAGAAAACAGCGAGTATTTTAGGTTGAACGAAATGCAATTGCGGAGAGAAACAGCAATAAATTCACTGCCTCACGATGTGCGTGAATAAATCCAATTTATTGTTGAACAGAATTCGTCTCCCGTGTGGTTACGCGAAGGGGTCGTGGGAGGTGATAGGGTTAACAGGAGCGATGACGTCCGTCTTGAAGGCGTACTTGTCGCTCCAGCGGAACTCGGGAATCCCGGTACTGGGAACCTTGGAGAAAACAGCAGCAAATAGCTCTGTAGCGAACACATAGGCATAACGGAGATCCATAGCAGAGATCATCCAAGCGCAGCTCTTATCATTACGGGTACGGGCAGCCGCTCTCATTCCGCTCCCCGGCGAAGACTGCGGATTGCAGCAGTTGAAAACCAGGGTATGGGGATGAGCCTTATGGGCTTCCATATCCTTCCGGGCCTTGCACATCTCCTTGGTGATATCAGCTACCCCACTCAGCTTGTACGGAATAATGCGACAAACTTGTCTGCCGGAAATCGGCTCCTCGGAGGCGTACGTGCAGTGACATGCCGTGCTGATGAGGATGCAGTCTTCCGTCTTCTTGTGGTCGGCGTTGGGATACAGCGCCTTTGTCCAAGCGACATCATGGAGGAGGGCGCTCACCGCCTTGCCGGCATCGGAGAAAACCATTGCACAACTTCCGTGAGCGTGCGGAAGGGGGAAACCAGAGTGATGCAGATCCTTAGGACACACAGCGTTCTTCTCGAAGCGAAGAACTACCACCTGTTTCCCATACCGGTTCTTCTCTACGGTAGCGTTTTGTTCAGCTATGGCCCTTTTCCCAGCTTCGCTAGTAGGATTCATTTCTACGGTTCTCGGTTTTATCACCATCTCATCGCCGTGGAGGCAGCGCGGCAGTACGTCTTCCCTAGGCACTCCCCCATCAAACCATCCATGTTGCCAAACGTGCGCCCCTCCGGGCACGAATTTTGGCTCCAACTCAGAGGCGCTGTAGACCATGGCTGCAAGGAAGCGACCAACTTGGGCATGAAATGACTCGAAGCTCGAAAACGTCAGGCGAAAACCCTGGTGTTTCTTCCGCATGTATGTGCCTCCGAGCTTCGTCCAAATGGCATCTTCAGGAGAAATAGTAGCTCCCTGCCATCTCATGTCCAGAAAGTTGCACAGCCTCTCCAGCATGCCCATGGCTTTCTGAGCGCCATATGCCACAGGGTCTTGGGGGCGATAGGAGAAGTCGTCTTTCCCCGAAGCGCTCCCCTCCCCGCCATCAGCTCCTCCATCTCGTCGGCTATCTCGACCGCTTCTTCCCCGGGGGACACTAGCTTCCCGGGAGGTGGAGGCGCTGGCGGTGGAGGCCGCTTGCTGCTGCTGCTTCTTTTTTGGAGGCACAGGAGTGTCTACGAAGCTGTCCTCGTCCTCGGACTCCTCCACTGGAGCGATCAAACGACGACGATATGGACGCTTCGGAGCACGGGGAGACTCGGTCAGCGCCATTTCTACAGATGACACGGAAGACTGCGATTCTCCTCTTCCTCGAGCAGAAACGAAGTCTGCCGGGGAACGAAGGACAGGTCCTTAATACCGCCGCAGAGACCTCTGGGGGAAAGGGGTGTATCCTGAGCAGTAACATTGGTATACTTACCACCCGTGGACGTGTCCACGGAGGATCGATTCCTATAGCTGGTTGGATGAATTTCCTTTAGGGGAGACCGATGTCTCCTCTGGGGGCGAGGAGACATGCACCACCGTTGGGGAGGGAAATGAGACACCGGTGTTTCCATGACTTCCAGACTCCTTGGTCGCAGAGCAGGTGGAGGAGTCACTAGGGGAGCGTGAGGCCCTTCGTCCTCGACGGGTCCCGGCACTCCTGCCTCTTCCCGCTCTTCGCCTCTGTTCTCCACTTCCGGATCCTGACGGGTGTATGCTGGGTAGTGGTACATGACTCTCTTCTGACCTGTACGGTATCAAAATCCCCTTGCTCCTATTGGCTGCTGATAACGCATTGACACACCCACTTCCTTATGAGCCCGCCACGGAAAGCACCTTTCATTCCCAACCGCATCACACGGAGGGAGCATGTGGTAAGAGCTGCCGGGAACAATGGAGGGGATTTCTGAAGAAGAATCCCCTCTGAAAAGGAACAATGGTCACCCACCGCAGACTGAAGCACCTTTCATTCCCAACCGCATCACACGGAGGGAGCATGTGGTAAGAGCTGCCGGGAACAATGGAGGGGATTTCTGAAGAAGAATCCCCTCTGAAAAGGAACAATGGTCACCCACCGCAGACTGATGAGCCATCCAGTTATCAGGACTTTCCATCAGCAACAGAAAATGACGCAGAGAAAACGAAAGCCGAAAAAATGGTACAAAAGGAGCAGTCCTCCCTGTCGGAGGCAGAAGCTCCGTCGACCAGACACCCCGAGGAGAGAGCGGCACCGACCGAGCACCAGACTCCTCGTACTGGTGGGAACGGCTCCGGCGCAGACACCGGCTCTGTAAGTGAGAATGTCCGTCCCGACGGTACCCGTGCTCCTCTCTCAGGAACTGACCTCGATGGTAAGAGCCCAACAGGACCGGGCGCTGGAGCAGATAGCCCTGCGACTACGACAAATCGGGGACGAGATGAACGAAAGACTGGAAACGAGACGGAACGGTGCTTCTGCCATTTTCGAAAGGCTATGGAGAGACAGGCGTCGCTTATAGCCCAGTGCCTCCCCGATACGGAGGAAGAGAACATACCGTTAACGGTAGAGAGCCTCCAGTATCAGTTCGAACGGTACGTTTTCAACCCGAATCTGTCCGTACCAACAGAGCAGAAAGAAGTGCGATACAATTTCTATCCTCCGTTCTTGCTACCCAAGGCTATATGCTCTTACCACATTTTTGCGCTTACTGCTCCCATACCCCCGAGCTGCAAAGCCAACAGGAGCAACTCTGAAATTTTAGCTAAGTGTTGGAAAACGGACTCTTTCCGTGCCTTACCGAAGTGGAAACCCGGAGTCGAGATCGACGATTCTCTCGGACCCGAAGTTGTTCCTGTAGGTGAGCTTAATGAAGATGTTAAGTTAGTTCCCCTGCAGGGAGATAGCTGTCGCCTCCTCTGGGCCAAAGGAAGGGGTACCCATCTCCTATTTTTCAGCTACCCCTCACTGCACATGCCACCGCGACTGTCGAGACTCCTCATGGAGACTCTTTTACAACCGTTCGCCGACGAGGTAGCTGAACCGGCCGCAGAGCCTGCCCCTTGTGTCAGTGATGAAGAGCTGATGCTTATCGTCGATCCGGACAACTCCCTCAGCATACCGGACAAGCTCGCCGCTATGCAGAGCAGGAGACTCTGTGCGACCATGGCCGTGAGGTACTGCGTTGAACTGCAACTCATGGAAAGGATCTTCAGAGATCCTTCCATGGTACGTAAAATTCAGGAAGTCCTGCATCATACTTTCCACCACGGCTACATTCGCGTGGTTAGGGAAACGGCAAAAGTGAACTTGAGCAACTTTTCTACCTTTCACGGGGTTACTTACAATAACCCTTTGAACAACTGTATTGCGGCAAACCTTATGGAAGGATCAGACAGAGCGGATTACATTCTCGACTCCATCTACCTCTTCCTGGTTATGACGTGGCAGACAGCGATGGGTATGTGGCACCAAGCTATTGACTCAGAGACGATAGAAGCTTACAAACAAGTGCTGGAGAGACAGAAACGAGCGATTTATGCCGAAAAGAGCGTTTCGGACATCAGCGACGCCATTGTCGACATTCTGCTCAATGGTGACGTCCTGGGTCATGAGATGCGAAAAGCATTACCTAACTTCATCACCCAGAGTCAGATTTCTGCCTATCGACACTTCCTGATGGAAAGATCGAACATCCCGCAATTCGCGGCACCTTTCCTGCCCTCTGACTTTGTTTCTCTACGGTACAAAGAATCTCAGCCCATACACTGGCAACACGTCTACCTCCTTAGAACAGCTTTCTTCATCCTCAACCACGGTGGCTATCTCTGGGAACCTTACATCGACTCAGACGATCCAGACGCCCAACCAACTCCAGCTCAGAGAAACTACTGTCCCTGCAACATATGCAGTCCCCACCGTATGCCACTAGACAACATGGCCCTTCACAACGAAGTTCTTGCCATTGGCACCTTCGAGATAAGGAACCCGGAAGGACGAATGTTCAAACTAACTCCTGAACTCTGGACTAACGTGTACCTAGACAGGTTCGTTCCAGAGGATTTTTTCCCCTTTATGGTATGCCATTACTCAGAGAAGCCGTCAGCTTTTACGGCAGAATTACGTGCGTGCGTCACTCAAACTCCTGAAATCCTCTCCCTGATTCGTCGGATTCAGGAGTCAAGGGAGGAGTTTCTGCTTACCAAAGGGAAAGGCGTGTACAAAGACCCGCATACGGGAGAAGTGCTCAGTGGTGACGTGACACGGGAGCGAGCGCATCTCCCAGCCGTTCAAGCTGGAGCGCACAGACAGCGGCCGGCTCTTCCATCCATTACCACCCGTCAGCAGGGACGAGCTGAACCGCCGGAAAAAGCTCCTAGAGCTCTACGGGCTCCCATTGAGAGTGGAAACGGGGACCCTCCTCTCCCAGCCAGAGGCTACAGCGACTCCGACAACTCTTCGAAGCATGGCTCAAAGCATGCTCAACGAGAAAGTGGTTGTGTCCGAGGAACCAGAGACGACTCTCTCACCTCCACCAACACCAAGCGGAGACATAGACGGAGAGTCACTAGACAGCCAGGACTCCCTGTCGGAGATATCGGAGGAAGAGTACCGCTCTCCATCACCTCCCCTACCCCCGAAAAAACGCCGACAACCATCCTCAGGAAGGAATGCCCCGAGGCCCTCCGCTCAGAAACCCCGAGGTAAATACCGTAGTTGGGCCAAATATCGGGTTATTATTTGCGAAGCTCTTAGGGATGCTGTGTTCGACAAAACAAAGGCGGCACAGATCCTCAAGAGAGCTTACGGGGTATATGTTCCTCCCGCCATCCTATCTTACTACGAGAAAAAGCTGACGGACTCATTTTCTCCTCTTGTCCTTCTCTCTAGCGAGCAACCTCAAGCAGATAGAGAGTGATCGTTCTCGTTCTCCAGCTTCTCTGAGACGTCCGCCTATTAAGACTACTGCAAAGCAAATTCGAGATAGAGAACCAGAAACCGAAGAAGTCCTAGATATTCGTTCTCAAATACTGCGGATTCTCTTAGAAATTGACTCCCTAGCTAGGCTGAGCCCTAACCGCCGCGTAGCTATTCGCAACCGTACGAGAGAGAGCATCACCCGTCAACTCCACTACGAAAAGGACCTTACCAAGCTCACCAGACTGAGAACAGACGCTAACAAACTCCTGAGCTTGTGGCAGAGTATTTAACCGCTCCTTCCTTTATAGCACCTCGTCCTTCCCCTCCGCGACATGAACCTGCTCAAGGCCACACCCACTGAGTACGTTTGGAAATACAATCCTCTCTCCGGAATTCCAGCTGGCGCGCAACAGAACTATGGCGCAACCGTGGACTGGGTGTTGCCAGGAGGGCGGATATTTGCGGAGGCGACAGAACACCTCCGCCAACAAACACTGGACCCAACAGCCACCCGCGCCCTCGTGACCCGTTTCGAGGCCGAATCAGACCAACAACCTTATGCCAACACCAGAGAAACTAACCAGATAGTGTCATCCGTGCTGGCTTCTGGCCCATCAAAACGAGGCTATTACCCTCTGGAATTCAGCGGAAGACAGCGAGTGCAATTAGCTGGTGGACGCTACCCAATTATAGGGGGGAAAACCGAAGGCCGCGTACAACTCTCCGGCGGACTCACAGAGGGCCGGACGCAACTCGCAGGGGGATACGTGCCTCGCGCTGTCCCGACCCGTCCCCCCAGGTGGAGCGGTGCGGCACTTACGGGAAACGGAATCCCGGAACCAGTAGAGGCTGCCTCAGATCAGTACAAATACTTTCTCAGGGTCCAGGGCCCCAGCGCGGTAGTTGACGAGCCAGGCGTCTACAGCCAAAGAGCTTTTATGACCACCTACGTGCCCGCTGTGGTTCCACACCCCTTCGCCGTCGACGATAGCGAAAACTTTCCTGCTCAGTACAGTGCGGTCTATAAAGGCCGTACAGCATTCGAACCCGTCTTTTGGAGCTGGTAGCTGGTTCTTTCTGCTTGTAAATACTCACAATCTGTTGTCGATAGTCTACTTCGAAATAAATCTCTCTTAGCTCTCGAGGTGTAAAAGGCTCTTGTCTCGTCACTGTGGTTCGCTCCCCTCCGTCGCTCTCCACGTTCGCGCGGTACCGTCTTCGAAGCCAGAAGACAAACCCAGGGTTGAGCGGACGATCAAAGCGAAATGACGCTTGATCGTTGACTCTCAACCAATATCTTTTAGGGGTCGCCATGCCGCACACTAAATTCGTCTTGCCAGGGGCTCGGAGTTGGGTGCCGGAAGTCCCACCACCGAAAAGACCGAGACTCCTTACTGTCGCCGACAACGACTCGACCAACAATGAGAACGAGACCACCCTGAACCTGGTTTACCCCTTCTGGTGGACCACGGGGCTTGGGGGAGGCGGGACCCCCGGTGGCGGTAGCGGAAGTGGGACAAACATAACTGTGAACCCCGCGGGACCCCTCGTCCTAGAAAACGGAGTACTGTCAGTCCAGCTGTACAATCCCATCGTGCTCAATTCGGGAGCCATCCGATTGGCCTTCGACGGCAACACCCTGGCACTCTCAAACCAAGATGAGAAGCTCATGGTCAAAACGTCTGCACCCCTCGTTAAGGGAGGCGGGGGAGGCATCACCCTCGGATACGATCCCTCCATGTTTGGGTTGAGCGCAACTAATGGGGCACTGCAAATCCTTCTCGCGCCTAATAACAATCCCCTATCCACCTCTACCTCGGGATTGACGCTGAACTACGACCCCAATATGTTCGGGCTAAATGCTGGTGCATTACAGCTATTGGTTGACAGTGCAGGACCTCTGTCGTCTTCCTCTAGCGGACTCACACTGAACGCGGACCCTACCTACTTTACTGTCAACAACGGGCAGCTGAGTTTCAATGCACCCTCCTATGTCTCCCCTTATGCGGTTTTCGAAGTCACCTCTACGAGTTGGCGAACGTACTCAGGCACTGTTAGGTCTAGCGCATCGAACAATTGGAGCGTAAGCTACAAATGTCTAATCGTTAACAGTGGTGGACTGTGCAACGGAGTAATCAATATCTGTCTTCCGCGCACAAGCGTTTCCAGCGCCCAATCACCCATTTCATTTACTTTTGTGCTATGTCTCTCGGTGGGGCAGTCGTCAGTTGGCGCCAGCAACTTATCGACTTTGAACACACCCACCGTCACACCCGCTGGCGGCAATCGATACTTCTATCCCACCACCAAGCAAGAGGTTGGGAGTTATCTGGGCGTTGACCCGGACTCCTGGTATATCTCACCCTCCACTCAGGGATTGACAAAGATCACTTTCAACCCTATCTCGGCAGGAAGCACAACTTTTTCACAAGCCACGTGCGGCTACTCACAGGGCACATTATCAATCCTAGAAGGAGCCGTTCCGCCACTGGTCATGGTCTTCACATACTCTATTCCTATCAATAGCGGTTCTTGGGCCGGATCCGGCTCCTCCACAAGCGGTGACCTCCTCGTTACCGGACCCCTATCTTTCTCCTACCAGGGAGCACCTTATTCAGCAGCACAATGGAATCAGGCCTAAATGCCCCCAAACGACGCACACCCGTCGCAACCCTGAGGGAAGAACCCGCGCCGAAAAGACATAGGATCGCAGCAGCCTCTCTTGCCTCAGCCGGAAGCGGTTCGGTGAACTTGGTGTACCCGTTCTGGTACAACGTTTCACCGCCGGAACTCAACCCTCCGTTCCTTGACTCCTCCGGACCACTATATGAACAGGACGGACGCTTGGCACTTCGCTTGTCTAATCCCATCACGGAACAGAACAGGTCTGTGGCGCTGAACTATGACACCACCACCTTAGGTCTAACCTCGGCAGGAGAGCTTACTGTCCAAGTCGACCCAGAAGGGCCTCTGGACGCATCTAATGATGGACTGACAGTTAAAGTGGACGGAATCACCATTGAGGTTGACCAAGACTGGGACCTAGCCGTAAAAACCGATCCGGAAGGACCTATTCAAGCGAACGGGTCACAGGGGCTATCCATCAACGTGGACGACACCCTCCTCATTGCTCAAGATCCCTCCTCGCAACAATACGAACTTGGCCTCAACCTCAGCACCGCTGGCCCCCTAACTGCCGACGAAAATGGGTTGGACATAGAGTACGACCAGCAGTCGATGCAGTTGCTCTCCCCTACCGGAACATCGAGCGGTCCGCTACTGGCTGTTAAATTGAAACCCGGTGGTGGTCTACAGAAAGGCGCAGATGGTCTATTCGCCACCGTACTCTCTACGGACTCGGGTCAAGCTGTAGCCAACGTTACCGCCTCCCCACCGCTAAGCGTGGACAACAGTAATATCAGCTTAGCGGTTGACCCTAACACGCTGCAGACCGGAAGTGGGGTGCTGGGGGTGAATTTGAAGGACCAGGGTGGTCTACAGACAGGTACTTCCGGGATTGGGGTGGCGGTCGACCAAAGTCTGACCGTCACCAACAACACTGTGGAAGTAAAACCCGATAGCACTGGACCTGTCTATCTGTCCTCCAACGGCGTTAACGTGAGGACAGATAACGAGACCGTAAATATCACCAATGGAACGAACGGGCCTCAGCTCAGTGTCGCCCTCGATCCCCGGGGATGCTTAGTGTCCCTCGCTAACGTCATAAAACTTATGTACAAAACAACTTTGGATATCCAAAATAACTTCCTAACGGTAAAACTTAAACCCAACGGAGGATTGTCCTCCGATGAGAACGGAATTTATCTCACCAACACAGCCTTAGCCTCCGCAGCATTCGAGGAAACTTTCTCTCCCTCGGGAGGCAGTGTCGTGAGACTGTCCTCTGGTGACCCGCTACTACGCACCGTCTGCAGTAATGTGTATACGAATCAAGGGGTCAAGTTCCCTTGCTCTTATTATCTTTTACAAACAAACTGTGACGGATTGCTCACCACTGTCTTGACCTTGCGGTTACAAGCGGAGCAACTTGCGGACAGGACGAGCTACAACAAAGAAACGACTTTCTTTACTTTCTGGGTAACCGCTTCCTCTTCATCTGTCACGACTGACAGCCCCACCGATTTGCAAGCACCGGAATTATCCCCCAAAACCGCCACCCCTGATCAGCTGTCACCTCTCGTACAGAGACTGGGGGCGGTATCTCCCCTTTCTCTGACCGCGGAGACCTTTGGTGGGGATAAGTACACAGTCTGCGGCAAAGGTTTCATTAATCAAACCAAGAACCCTTATTTGGACGCCCAGATAGCCCCCGTACGCTTAGCCAATGAATCTTCGGCTATTGTCTTTCTGTTCTCCGTGACCCCTGAAACCTGCCTCTTCGACCCCGATGCCCAAGGTGATATTATCCTAGGGCCTGTATCCTACTGCTGTCCCGCTAAAGTCGCGGACAGCTCTGCGTGAAATAATAAAAGACTATTTTGCATTCCTGTCTGTTTCCTCTTTTATTGAACATTAAACAGCTCAGCCGCGCGCTTAGCTTGCCAGTCGCACAGCATATTTACACAATCTCCCATCCAGGTTGTACTGTACAAAATGAGTGTACCTGGTTTGCTATCTCCGTCGACTCGACGAAGATAGTGACACGGTATCACTCCAACTTCACACAACTGAGCAATGATTCGCAGGAAAGCATTCACATCGGTATCTTTAACATGGATTAACATGCCTTCTACAAACCGCGCACCGTCACAAACGCGTCTGTCAAGAAACAATGGGCAAAACCGATAAAACATGCTACATGACCAACTCCGCACAAAATACACCCCCGGTATTGCAGGATCACCCGACAGGGCCGCGCGAAACCGAGCGCTCAGAAAAGACATCACGGTAGTGTGCACGTTCATCCCAGGATCCTGCAGATCATATCTGTGACATAGACAACGTCGTAACTCTATCTCGTGAGTCTCCAAACACATCAGCTGCACGGGATGGAATTCCAGCATTTCCACACCATCTCCTCTCGCCTCCCCTTCAATTATGATTCGCTCTAGCTCGTCTTCCATCTCCTCATCGACGGGCAAACCTGCTTGCATATCACAATCGGGTCTCCTCTACGATTAGGACCTGCGACAAATCACTGATCTCACAATACACGTGCTCTTCCGACGAATCGCTAATAGGTAAAGATAGAAGAGACTGTTGGGGAAGTGAAGGCAGAGGACTGTGGGGCCAACGGTTAGCACTAAACATTCCATAAACAGGATTACACGATACTATCCAATGTCCGCCCCGAAACCACAAGGGGCAACTTAAACGATGCACAAGGCAAGAGCAACGTGGCCTTTGTTGGTATCCGGACCATAAAAATATTACGGCAGTGAAACTCAGCGCTGATACTGTAACTACCAACAGGCCGACGAATGCCAAAGCTGACAGGGAATGTTGCAGAAACAGGGACACAGAAACTACTGCAGCAATCAGGAGAGCCATCACGAATAGGGTCCCGACAGCCAGAAGAAACCAGCGCTGAGAGCACTAAAAAAAGGGAGAAGTGCGACAGTGTGTCACATGGGCACGTCGTCGCAAAAATAAGTTCCTAATGAACATTAGCTGAGCAGTCTGAAATAAACTAACAGGTTGATAATAGACACATTCGTCTAACTCGTGATGCTCCTGGCAATACTCTCCATGCACATGAAACTCCCAAACCTCTAACCCGTGGATAACGCCGTTTCTGTAACCAGGCAGATAGCACATACCCCGGCTCACTACTGACCAACACTCTGGGGGGCACACAGTTTTCAGCATTGTCCGCAAACAAACGGGTTGTGTGACCACGCTGCTATAGGCGACAGTAGGTACGCGTATAGTAGCAGAAATTAAAGTGCGGCATGCACTCAAAAAAAGGACAGCGTGGGGCAAAAAACGGAATAACGGGGGAACAGTGCTGTGTGATACCTCATAGCTCATACTTTTCATAGCCATTCGCATACTAACAGCGTCGCGTAGGAGGAGACCAGATGTTACGAAGCGAAACTGTCTATATTTGGAATTGCGTGAGAGCCAAGAGGCACATCGCAAATTGAGAGAAGGACTAATGAAAAAGAGCCTACGAGAAATTGCATAAAGCAAGTCTCGTTTCTGACGTTTATCTAGCGGAATTGACGTTTGAATCCTAATTGTGCAGTTTAGCAGATAAAACGCCCGCTCCCGGTACACAACTTTTTTTATACAACGGCAACCGGGCAGTATCGTCAGATTTTCTAACGCTAGAGAAAGGAGCAGACTGAAACCAGGAGGCATAGTCACTTCTGACACTGCTCTGGATAAGTAGATCTGGTGTAACTGCTCGGTCTCATCAGGGCTCTGAAGAGGTGCAACCAGGAGGCTGAACCAGATAATGCCGCATTCATTTTGAAAACCGCAACCGCGGGCAGTAGCCAGCGCCTCCTGGGGAAATGACATGGTATCACTGACAGAACTCTCTCTGAAATAAAAAATAGCCCCCACTACCCCACCTACTCACCGAACGACGACACAAAGCCATAGCTGCTTGCAAGAATCCTTTATTACAGTATCTGCATACAACATTAAGCATCAGTATCCAGGCGAGAGATCTCCCCTTCTACTTGGCGCTCCTCTCTACGCCTATATGTAGAATGACCGTCAAAAGACAAAGACTCAGGCATGTGTAAAGAATCACTGCGCGTATACCAACGCCATCCCACCACCACCAACACACCGATAACGCACAAAACCGCGAGTGTACAGCTAACGGCTAAAATAGTAGGTAAGTGAGCAGGTGCATCTGATGCCTTCTGAAGCGGTCCACCGTCTCGCAAAAGATCCGAACCCATTCCAGAATAATCCTCGTCGTCGTCAGGATCCGCCGTCGGAACGAGGAGTCGCGGTAAGACCGAAATTGGATAAACTGTAACATCGTACAGACTGTAGTACCGCAACCAGTATCTTCCGGGGCGGTTGAAACGAAGGGTCACCCTCCTGTCAGGTGTCACTCTAAACTCGATGTACTTGGGCTCCTCAACACCGCATCTATCCCACAACGACAGCAGTGTATGATTTGTTACATCATCTTCCAGCATTAAACGGACACGGGGAAGACCAGGACTATCTAGGCGCAGTGCCAACTCTGACCCGAATTCTACTGAAACGGGTGGACGGTAGTTAACCATCACGTCGGAGTAAATGGGAAACATTAAGCAGCCATATTGAGGTGGAACGTCGTCCTGCCTGCCATTCACATTCATGAAAGATCGGTAATGGGGTACATAGAAGGGCTTAAATTGTTTCGAGCAGAAATAAAGGTTGTAACTGCTGTTAACAGCACTTATTCGGCTACACCTGAGTGTTAACTCCTCGATGTGTGTCATTGGAACTACGGTAGACACACGCAAATACTCATCATCGAAACCCCAGCCATGCATTAGACGGGCTACATAAGGAACCTGAGGAGAATGAATGTAAGCCGCATCGAGACTCTTGTGACTGTAGATGCCGAAAGCAACTGTTATTCTATAAGCGCCCACAACAGTGCTATGATAAGACTCAGCTCCCAACACCGCCACCCGATGGATTGCGTCAGTTATTAGCAGCATCACACGAGCAGGATTTAGAACGGACTTGGGATGAGCAAAGGAAGCGTTGTTTACCGTAAAGCTGTACCAGACTGGCCGAGACCCAAAAAAAGTGTCGTAAGTGTAATCTTTGCTAACGACGTAGGGGCTCCATACTGAGGGTAGGAAACCCTCCTGATTTCCGAATTGTGTGTGCATCTTTCTAATAACTAACGGGGGAGAAGCAACGTCTAGAAATTTAAAGTAGTACCCGATACCTGCGCGGTGACTGCAGCTATGGGTAGTTATTGGGCGATCTGGAAAAATAGGCACATCATCCGTTCTAAAGCGAAAATCTTCGCATACGGAATTGCCAGCATAGCCTGAAATACAGATGGTCTGAAACCAGGGCTGTGATTCGTTAGCGCAGACCTCACTTTTCATCCCATGAACATTAGCAGTCAGAAACTCATCCCCCACTGCATCTCCCGGTCCCGCTGTGAAGCGATTGGTAGCCAAAACGGCTACATACTTTGCATCTTGGCGGGCCAAACTGTTCGCTTTCAGATAGCCAGGAGAAGAAGGCAGAAAAAGAGGACCAGCAGGGTCTATTCCTACAATGCGTGCACAAGTAGCATTGGTTAACTTGTAATACTGTCTGCAGATAGCAGCGCATGCATGAGCACCGATAGAATGGCCTACACAGTGGAGGTTAGATTTAGTAGTGTCCATATCCACAAGAAACGCGCTAAGATCTACACGAACAGCAGCGTTAGCAGCTTTCTCATAAGAAGTAGCATTCGCTCCCTGAGATTCCCAGTTAACATACAGAACAGCAACACGGGGAGTTACTTTCTGATGACCGCGCAGCAGAGACTCAAAGAGTAAGTAGTAAGTGTCTGTATGATGGTGCCAGCCATGCACAAGAAGAACTATTTCTCGGTATCGGTCGTCTAAGAAAACCCCCTCTGAAGCCATGCGCTGATACACCCCCCTCTCGACCGCGTAGTACCGAAACTCGTTAGTAGCAATGTTATACCATTGGAGCACAGCAGGCTCCGAATGGCCGCGGCCTATATATGGAAGAGGGATGCGAGGGGATGGTTTAGGACGATACTCCTCTCCGCTGGGCAAACACGGACCACGCGTGCATGCAGTCGATGGCCTAATGGTAGTGGTAGTGGTAGTAGTAGTAGTAGAAATGCGATGGGTAGTAGCATTGGCAATGGTAGTAATGGTAGTAGGGAGAGCTCCAGAGTGGGTCAGCAGCGTGCCGTGACACTAACAGGGAAGAAGAAAACTCAGAGCAAAGCTCGGAGAAGGAGACGCGAAAAGGGGAAAAATCGCAAAACTTACCAGCACGGCAATGAGCAGAGTTCTCAGCATATGGTCTGTTCGCAGCAGCAGCAGCAGAGCAGAGGAGAGGTCCTTCTTCTCCGAGCACCTGCGGCGAAGTGAAGAACCCAGCGAGGATGGGTTGGCTTTAAGCAAATTCTTATCCTGTAAAGTAAATCATTTAACAAGGAAGAAGGAAACAAAAAATGCAGGCAGGGTCGATACCGTAAACGTGGAAGGGCAGAAGTCAATAAACGTCAGCAGTTTCGGCCAGGAATCTGTCAACTCATCAGGAAACATGCCCACGTATCAAAGGAAGCCGCAACGAACCCTGACCGTACTCTGTTAATTGGTAACAGATTAAAACCACTCATGCGTTATGTAATGCAAAGACATGCTTCCTTGTTCCTTTTACGGTAAAGGTCAGGTAAAATATTAACAGAACTTGCGCCACATTTAGACAATCTTTAAACAATCCCAGCACCTCCCCCAGCCATATATAGCTATCTCAACTAGGGAAAGTACCCTTACCCCCTGCTACCATTGGTCTCCTAACCTGAGCACCTCCTCCTTGCTATCACCTCTCTATATCTTCAACCCTTCTTCCTCTTACGCTCATTCTCCAACCTGCAGACCTTGAGAGCGCTTCTCTGCTTTTCTACTGCTACTGCTGCTTGAGGTAGGATGAATGCTCATACTACCCCCCTGTACACCCCCTTGTACACCCCCCTGTACACCCCCCTGTACACCCCTCTGTACAATCTGCACTACTCGCTCGTGGGACCTTTCTTTCTACCCCCCCAAACCCCCCTGTACACGCACCACAATACCCCCGTGTACATCCCTCCACTAACCCCCCTGTACATGCCGCTTGGGACCCCCCTGTACAGCCCTGTTCGTGTCGTTCCCCGTCCCCCTCCTTCTCCCTCTCCCACCACTTCCACTGTCACTTGGACCCCTCCTCCTACTCCCCCCTTCAATCCCTCTCGCGGTGAATTCGCAGAACGATAATGGGAACTCTTTCAACAGCGGTCGCCATGACTATTTCTCCGCTAAGCACCGCTCACGCTCAACAATGGTTCTGCGGATCCGCGTCCCACATCGGCACTATCAGCTTCTCAACGCTCATGTCCGCTCCGGGGCCGGTTGTTCCATTGACAGACCCAGAAACCTACATGAGGCAAAAACTGACTGAAGCCATGTACAACATTCGCGGCTTGGAGAGCAGTTGCAACCTAGACCTGCACAGGAGAGCAATTTACCACTGCACAAGCGTTTTCACAGCGGCAGTGCATCGGAAGAAACATTACTTTCTGCAGAACGGCATCGTCAACGTTCAGGTACCGTCCGTTCTTCTAAACAGACAGCAGAAAGAGAGTTTTCTAAAAGACTTGGTAGGGAAAATGTTTCATATCTCTACTAAAACACTGCGAGCTGCGGGGCTGTGTATAGAAGCAGCGGAAGGGAGACTGGGTCTCCAGTTCCGGTTTCACAGTGCCGGGTTTCGTATTCCCGATACCACCGCGCTCAAAATCATGCTCGCTTCTCTCAAAATTGAAGTGAATGATGTTTCTGGGAACCAAGAGCAGATTCCGCAGGGCTACACTCAGGCTTTCAGTCTACAAGTGCCTAACGCGGAGAGCTCTACAAGTAATTTGCAGGGATGTTTCTCTAGAGACGCTATGCTGAAAACTCTGCATCCGATGTATCACTGCTTCGTTCCTACTCTGTCTAACAATCCAAATGGAGAAGGACTGTGCTCTCAAGTTGCAACGAAAGTGCGAGGGGGGTCAACCGAAACCTGGCTCGCTCACGTACACCAACCATCTTCACACAACACTCCCCTTTCACTGCGAAACGCCTCAACACTCGCATTGGTGCAAGCGTGCCTCAGCGCCCATCGAGCTCCCTCTTCCCACTACCCCCGTCCCTTCCACCCATATCAATAACACTGTATCATGCGAAATAAACTTTATTCTCACATATTAAACCACAGTCTGGCTCCGTCTCGTGGGGAACGCGGGAGAGGGTGGTGGGTTAACATCCTCCTGACGCATGTAAGGTGGGGTGCTCGAACGACGGTGGTCGTCTCGAATGCAGGGAAACCACATCCCCAGAAATGAACGGCAGCCCAGCCGGAAGTAAATGTAGGAGACCAGAAACACCAGCACGCAAAACAGTAAAGTGCACACAGCCCACATAGTGAGATCGAAGTGGTAGACGAAGCGGCATTCGTTCGATGAACGGAGCAGATCAGTAAAAGGCATGGTCTCGTTCATCCCCCGTTCGTCTCTCTCTAAGAAACACAAAAGCCACTCAGAATCTGTCTAGAAATAAAAGTAGGCAGAAAAAGGCTCACTTACCCACTGTGAAACCAACGCAGACCTCCACCAGTCGCAGGAAAGCAGCTCTACCGTCCCCTTGCAGGTTAGCACATTTAAAGGGATGAGATGAGTCATTTAGATAATAATTAAACGTCAAAAATCCGGTAAAAATGCTTAAAAAGCCTTAAAAACCCGGAGAGATCCGCTTACGTGTGACCTTCTTGAAAATGCAAAGTCATTTCCTGGTTTTACTGCGCATGTCAGCAACTGTGCATGCGCGGGCAACCGTAGGTGGGGTTGCGCATGCGTCGTTGTATGTGTCGTAAAACTCCGTATATATTTGATGATGG